GTCTCGTAGGTCGGGCCGCCCCGCGCCGCCACCCGCAACTTCTGCATGGCCCATTCCATCATCTGGATGTTCTTCTGTGCGCCATAAGCGCGGGCGGCCACCTCGGCGATGTAGGCGACTAGCGGATTGAAAATGACGTAAGGAAACTCGTCAGTGTCCTGCAACCGGATGACTTCTTGACCCACCAGGTCGTCTAGACACTTGTCGATGATGCCGTCGATCTTAGCCACATCCTCAGCCGAGTTGGTTTGTCCCGCGCCCGGCAGGCCGAGCTCGTCGAGAACCGCGTCGATGAGTTCAGGCCGCGTTGCTGTCGATGGCATCGGCTTTTACCTTCGGTGGACGGCCAGAACGGCGTTTGGGTTCCGGCGCCTCGTCGGCCGGCTCGGGCATGTGTTCCTCGTCGTACCGCTGCTGCTCGGCGGCGGTCAGTTCGACCTCGAAGAAACGGTTGCCGATCGCGCGGTTGATGAACGCCCACTCGGTAATAGCGACCGGCTTGCCCTTGTCGAAGCGGTGGTTTCCAAAGGTCACGACGAAGCTCGGGCCGATGCCGCTGCCGTCTTCGCGCTGATGCAGTTCGTCCTCGCCCAACCAAGTCAGCTTAGCCATCACGCCGCCTCCGCTTTTGTAGTTTCCATGTCGGCCGGACAACGGTCGTGACAGACATTACCGTCGTAGTGCCGCAGCCGGATGTCGGGATCGATCCAGCAATGGCCACCGATCTCACGCCACTTGCGACAGAAGTTGTAGTCTTCGCCCTCGTCCTGCAGTTCGGTGCCGTCGTCAATGAGATCGAGCCAGAACCAAGTTCGCATTGGATAGGTCTTAGGGTCACCCTGGCAGGTATAGCGCTGCGTAACTGGTTCCAACTTAGTGAATACATCGGATCGAATGGCGAGAAACCCTGCCCCCGCGCCATCCACGCGCCAGAGCCGACCGGCCTTGGTCAAGGCTCCGATCAGCGGACCTTGTGGCCATTGCATCACGACGCCGGGTTCTTCGTCCCAGCGTTGATGCCGCTTGGCACCAACCCCACCGACGACCTCGACACCGTGTTCGGTGAGTTTAAATAAATCTGGTGCATTCCAAGCGATGTCGTCGTCGACAAAAATAATCCAATCGCATTTGTCGGCGAGCGCATTGGCGACTAGGCGATTGCGCACCCGCGGCAGGATGGCACAACCTGGACCGTTATAAGGAACGACCTCGATGCTTCGCTGCGAAGCGAGTCTCAGCGTATCGATGAGCGAGAACATGTGCTGATGATGCACTGCGCCCAAGCGATTAGGCGTGCAGAGGCCGATTTTCATTTGAACTCCAGCGAAAGGACGCGGGGAACGTCCCCACGTCCATGTTCGTTATTCGACTGGCAAGTATTCCACGACGACATAGCCAGCCCCTGCTGTAGCGGCAGTCCCAGTGGAAACACTGGTGGCGATGACTGACGTGTCGACCGTTGGAGTGGCTGTGGTCGCGGTGGCTAATGCGGTGCCGCCGGTGATGACTCCTGCAGTACCAAGCGCGACGCCGGTACCGTAGGAGGCGTCAGACGCCGTGGTGCCAATTTTCATCGTATTGGTGGTGCTGTTGTTGAACGCCGTCGTGACGATGACCCAACTGCGTAGCACGATGGCTTTGGCGGGAAGCGTGCCGACTTGCACAATTCCCGAGGAGCCAAGGCTGAAGTCGATCGGAGCACGCAGGTATTGAACGGCCTGGATGCTGTTACTTCTTGCTGGGATTGTTGCCATGATCTGAGTCCTTCTCTATGGGTTTGCGGTTGCTGCTGTTGCCACAGATCAGGTGTCAGGATTGGCAGCAAAGAAGCCGGTGGCGATCGACCATTCCCTAAGATTACCGGCGATGGTTTTCTTGAACATCTTGCCGATGCCATAGGCCATCTCGACACCGACGCCTCTCAGGAACTGATAGTCGGTTTCGTCGCGCTGGGTGGGACGCGCCATTTGTCCCCAACCGAATGCCATGGCACCCTGGCCGCACATCCAGACCGGACGAACGTCGGAGGCACCTGCGCCGGTGCCGCCGCCATCAGCAGTTCCGACGTTGGTGTAGTAGGCCGGCGCCAGCGTATCGATCTCGGGCACCTCGCGATGGATCACGCCGTCGTCGATCAAGTCACCATCCTGGAAGATCGGGTTCTTCAGACCCGGCTCCTCGCGCGGACGGGCGTCTTTGTTGATGGTGTCGAGGTCGAGCTTGAGGTCGCGGAACGTCCGCTGGCCATGGAAGGCAACGAAATATTCGCGGCCATCCTCGACCTTGTAGGGGCGTAGTTTAGGCGTGGCCCGCTTGGCGATGCGCTTGAGCAATCGCATGGTTGCGCGGCTGCATTTGTCGGAAGTCTTGTCGAGGGTGCCGACCGCAGTGGCAAACACACCGGCACTATAGTTCGTCATCACATTGCCGAACAACACACGGTCTGAGTTGTCGGTCAGCCAGGTATTCTTCTGAGCAGCAGTCGATGACTGGAACAAGATGCCGTTGATGCGCTGGCCGGCCGAGGTGTCGATGTTGGCCGGGGCCGACTCCGACGGCAGGGCGTAGAGCGCGCCGACGATCTCATCACGCTGCAACGACTTGCCCCAATCGCTGAGCAACGAGCGGGCCTCGTCGAACACCATCGCACTGTCTTTGCGGCGGGCGGACTTGGAGGAGACCACGGCGTTTCTGGCGTAGTCGATCCACAGCCGCATGCCGTAGTCGTCGATCTTCTCTTCGTTGCCGACCAGCGTGCCACTGCCGATCGCGGTGCCCTGGAGCGCCGCCACCAGCGGAATATTCATCTGGTTGCCCGCCTCAGTGAGCTCACGGCGGAGCCGGATGATGGCGCTCATGTCTTCGCCCATGTAGGGCGAGAACAGGTTTTGGCGGACGTATTCCCGATTGATCTCCTTAGTGAACTTGATGAGAATATTGTTGGTCTGTGGAGTGCTAAGGGCCATGGCCCTGATCCTTTCCTACCGGTCGGGCTAGCGCCGCGGGCCGGTTGTCGCGTGCCGGAAGATGGCCTCGTCGGACATGTCCGTGTCGTCGTCGCCAGCGATGGCGGCGCCGGACGGGGTGATGCCGTTGAGGGATGGGGGCAGGCGGACAGGGGAAGGTTGGCGTAAACCGTTGCCGGTCGATGGCACGACCGAGAGGCGCAAGGCGGCGGCGGCTTTCGCCAGATACGCTGGGTCTTTCAACGCCTCGTCCAAAATCCGCTGCTTGTAGGCAGCGGGATCGGGACCGACTTCGCGGATGGCCTCACGCTCGGAGTACCAAGCCAGCAGTTCGTCACCCGGATCGGGAGCGTCCCTGATCCTGGCGCGGTCGGCTGGTGAGCCATTTTGGACCTCCGCATAAGCCTTGGCGAACCGCTCAGGATTGGCCCGGCGCGCATAACGCAGGCTGATCTCGCCAGCTTGCGCTTTGAGTGCCTCCTGCCATTCGTTCCGGAGATGGGCTTGATAGCCGGCCGGATCGAGCAGCGGGTCGGGCATTTCCTGAGGTTTTGGCGGTTCGGCGGGCTTGGGCGGATTGCGCCGCAGCTCGGCAATCTCGCGCTCGAGTTGCTGGTACTTGGCCTCGGCCGCACGACGGTTTTCGGCCTCCTCGCGCAGTCGCCAGGCGGGGATGTGCCCGCCGTCAGACTCCGGAGGTGGCTCGTCAGCAGGGGGCGGCGTTGCGTCCGCGGGCGCGGGGGTATCCCCGGCCTTGGGTGCAAACCGGCCATGCTCATCGCGCGGTTGGTCGCCGGCTTCAGGCGGTGGGGTCTCGCTCTCCGCGGCTACGGCAGTGGGCTCGGGAGCCTGATCCGCCTTGGCCTCGTTGAACAGATCCTCGTCCGAAACGTCGACATCCACGACGGTAGGTTCGTCTGCCATGTAATCCCCGTCCAAATCGCGGTTTCGCCCAGCGACGGCGCAATTCACCCCTTGACGGCGGGCGTGCCGCGCCGCGTTTCGTGCGGCGGTACGTCGGGCGGGAGGGTTGCTGGGGAGGGGGATGCGGACAACGCACCTAAGCAATGGGCATAGTTCGCCCTTGCTAAACCCGGTCCCCTGTTGCGGGACTGGGTGAGTGGGTAGAGCGTTTCGCTGGTCCTGCCCGTTTCGTGGGCCAGACGCCCGGTCCTGCATGAGCCCATGCAGAGGATTGGACCGTACATTAGGGACCAGTTATCGAGGCGCGCGCACTCCGCTTTCCTCAGGGCCAAGGCCGCAGCGGCTGCTGCGTGAAACACCCCGCTCGTCTCCCGTGGTTTTTTGCGCTAGGCGCTCGGCCGGTCGTTGCGGTATTGGTTCTGCAACGGTCATGGTTTTGGTGCGCAAAGCCATGATCGGAGCCGATCAGGGTCACGAAACACCCCGGTCGGCTCACCTATTTCAAGGCTGAATTTGCGCGGGCGGTTATTTCGAACAACGCACCCTACCGGGGCGGTCTAATTTTTAGCCGTTGACACGGCGAGTCCGGCCCGCTTGGGTGGCGGCTGGCAAACTGGTAGGGAGACCATCATGAACATCAGGATGGCGGCGGTGGCCGTCTGCGCGCTGACGCTGGGCGTCACGCCGGCTAAGGCGGACCTATTCACCATCGAGACCACGTTTACAGCGTCGTCTAATATCGTCCAGGTGGGAGAGAGAGTATTCCTACACCTAACGGCGGTGCTGGTGCCGGACCTGACAGCCGATGCGGCGGCAGGGGTGGACGTTGTTGGGACAGCCTTTCCCGTTGAGGTCGATATTACCGACGGCTCCGGTGCGGCACCGCAGTTAAGCGCGCCGTTTTTCTACGTGTTCCCGAACATAACCACCGACGCCACGTTCTCCGTCGTATACCAAACGGCGGGAGTCTACTTTCCCTCTTTCCGATCAGTGGGAGAACTTTCTCTCAGTGTACCGGCTCCCGAAAACATTCGTCACGTAGGATTTTTCATCGGCGGCAACACACAAGTCTCCGTCGTCCCAGGGCCAATAATCGGCGCTGGCTTGCCGGGCCTCATGCTGGCCTTCGGAGGAAGCCTTGTGTGGTGGCGGCGGCGGAAAGACGCTATCCGGAGCGCGTCCAGCTAGTCCCATTCCAGCGCACCTCAATGTGCTGAGAGCCGCCGCCGATCACGATATCGCCCATCAGGGCGGTGGCGGGGCCGGTCTTCTGGCCGTCGACAATGCTGTATTTTGCGCCTTCCATGCGCTGGATGTGGGTGTTTGACGTGACCTCTCCCGGCAGCGAGGCGAAGGTCATGCCGAGGCTGTTGAGCCCGGTCCCGTTACCGCTGCAATTTACAATTTGCAGTCCAGTCAAGGTCTCCACGTTCGTCGGCAAGACCCAATCGTTGCCGGTAACAACCGTCATTGTTTCCGACGAGACATTTTGCGAATTGTTCACGCGATAGGTGCCGGTGCCAATGTACCCGGTGAGAGTTGCATCAATAGAACTGTTTGCAATGATCGTGGTACCAGCTGTTACCCCTGATCCGGTGACAAGCATTCCGACCCCGAGAGCCAGGCCAGAGCTAAATACAGTTACGTTTAAGATATCGCCCGCGCCGGTACCGGCTGCGTTCTTGATACTAGCTGTAACAGTATTGTCCGCTGCCTTCTGAGAGGTACAACTATCGAACGATACGGCGTTCGTAGATTGACCCACATTGTCGATGTAGACGCCGCCAAGCTGAGAAGTCGAACAAGCCGAAGCACATCCTGATATCTTGGTCGCGCTTGCGCCCCTTAAATAAAGCGGGGCTCTCGGACAAAGACCCTTTTGACCAAACTGGTTGACGCATTCCTCCGGGCCAGAGCCAAAGCCCGCACCCGCTATATTACAAGCCGACACGCTGTTGATATAGACGCTGTGATGACAAGCCTCCGTTTGCAGGGACGTGATGGTACATCCCGACAAAGAACCTTGATACATTGAAATAACTGGAACTGGCGTGGTGATGCTGTAGCCGCTTCTACTCAAGCGATAGGTTCCGGCATAACCCACGCCGGTCAAGGTTCCGTCCGTGGAGTGATCGCCAATGATAGTCACGCCAGTACCGGCTACGTTTGGATCGCTGCCCCAAGCCGGCAGATCCAATCCTCGGCCATAGAGGATCATTCCGACTGAAAACTGGATAAAACTACTGGGATTGCCCAGCACGCCGCCGACGGTCAGAACATTGCCGCTGACCGTGCAAGCGCTGGCCCAACCGGTAAACATGCCGAGCAGAAGAGCAGTGGCGCAGTTCTCAATTCCATTGCCATCGAGGTGAGAGCCGTTGCCGCCCCAAAGTGCGAATGCCACCATCATGTTGTTGGTGCAGCGCCAGTTCTTTATGTGCGGTGCATAGCCAGCAATACCTAAAGTACCATTGAAGCCCGTAGTCGGGTCGTTGCTGCATCCACCCGTGCAATTATTGATGGCCACGTCATAGATATCAAAGGGCAGAAAGACATTCATCATTCCGCCAAAGCCGACATTGTCAATTACCATGCTGCTGTTATTGAGCCGCAGCGCGCCGCTGCCAATCCAAGAGCTTCCGTTGACAAGACGAAAATGAGAAAGCTCCTCCGGCCCGTTCACGCCGCCGTCCTCAAACATGAGGAAATCATTATTGATCGTTCCATTGATGAATGTGCAGCCGCGCCCGCCGCCGACGATGCGTCCACAGGTGTTGTTACCGCCGCCTACATGATTGCCGATATCGATCGGAGTCGATGTGACATAGTTTCCGGGCGGGATGTAGAGCGTGCCGGCCTTGAACGAGCTGGCCCACATCGTGTTGATAGCGAGTTGAATGGCGGCGTAGTCGATCGTTTGTGTCAGACTAGTAACGAATGGATAGACGGCCTGCGCCGCCGCCAAACTGCCGTAGCGAGTGGAGAGTTGATCCGGCGATCCAGTACCGATAGCACCGAAGTCCATAACGTTGAACACGTCGCCGAAGCGAGCTGGCGTCGTGCGGGGCGTCACCATGCCCGTGGCTGGATATGCATAGGTCGTGAACGGAGTCGTCGTCATTTACGGTCCCCAGGCTGCATAAACCAAATGATGGCGTTGGAACGGAGTGGTGGTCATTTATGTACCCTTGAACGAAGCGATGGCTGCGGCCCAGTCGGCGCTGCCGCTTAACGTCCAATCGGGGTCTACGGCAGCCGCGGCGGTCTGAATTTTATAGGCAATCGCGACTCCGAAATGCGAACCGCCACCAAAGGCGATGACCGGCGCATCTGCGGTAATGATGAAACTGGAACTAATGGAAGACACCGTGTTTGCACTGTAGCCAACGGCCGCAATGACCAATTCATTGTTCTGCGTCGGCGTAATGCCAGACCCGGCAGATGCCGTTGAACTGGTCCCAGTTCCGGTAGCTTCGGCATCGTTCGGGGTCGCATGCGAGCCGCTGAACACGAGGACAGCAATAGACGGGTAGGTTGATGAGCCGCTATATGCGAAGGTATGGGAGGCCTCGGTCGCTGCTGGCGTGGACCAGTAGAGGCGCATTCGCGCATCACCTTGCGGAACATCCGTCAGCGGGTGCCATGTGTTCAACTTGCTGTCGGAAACCGTGCCCTCTGGGCTAGATGAGAGGTCGCCAACAGCCATGACAAACAGATCGGACCCGACCGCATTAATTCCGGCCGTTTGCACAGAGGTTGAGTCAACGGAGGATGCCGACGCGCCAATAAGATAGACATAAGAGCCAGGCCCAACCGCAGAAGAGGCATTGTCACCTAGCATCACATTGAGAATGCCGCTCATGTCAGTTCCTACGTCAAGCCCGTGCCAGATATCAGCCATTCGGTGCTCGTGACCTTGATGGCGGTGGCGATGCCGTTGGCAGCGAGCGTGCGTGAGCCAGTGGTGCCAGCGCCGGCGAGCCGCATGGTATCGGTCGTGATGGCGATGGTGACGACGCCGCCGGCATTCTGGTTGACGAAGGTCAATACCGTACCAACCGGATAGGGAACGGTGCCATTGGCATCAATCGTGAAGGTGCGCGCCGTGGTATCGGCGGAGGGATGCAAGATGTGGCCGCCAGCATCGCCCAGCACCGTCGTGTAGGCGGCCGACTTGGAGTTCTGCGGCAGGTTCATGTAGCCGACCGAGGCGGATACGGCCGGGAACGTCATCGTGGTCGAGTCGGTGCCGGCGAGCGTGAGACTGTTGCTGCCGGTAAGCGTCTTGCCGCTGGCGACCGATACGGCGCCGGCACCGACCGCCAATGTCTTGATCTGGGTGGCGGTGATCTTCACGTCGGCGCTCGACTGCGTGCCGTAGATCAGTTCGGTGCCGCCGAGCGTGGAAGCCGCGGTCATCGAGGCGAGTGCGGTGTCGGCCATGGTCGTTGTCCTAATTGGCGGTCAAGGTGTTTCCGCTTCCATCGACGAGCGTGTTGCCGCTGCCGTCAACGAGGTCGGCACCGAGCAAAGCGCCCCCAACGATCAGCAGTTTGCCGGTGGCGGCGAGCACCAGATAACTGGTGTTGTCGATTAGCAGCAGATAGTTGGTGGTCTCGACCACATCGGTGACGGTGACGGTGATGGTCTGGCCGCTGGAGACCTCGCCGGTCGCCACGCTGGTGGCCTTGACCTGCACGATGTAGGTGTTGTTGGCGTCGGCATCGGCCGGGGCTTCAAAGTTCTGCGCCGGCAGCGAGAGCGTGGCACCCGAGAGCGTGAACAGGGCCGTGTCAGCACCGCCGGTCTTGGCCCAGGTGGCGCTCTCGCTGGCGGACAGTGTGGTCGAGAAGATGGCGTTCTCGGGCGTCGAGAAACTGGCCGACGAGGTGATGGTGGGTCCGGCGACATCCGTCACCATGACCGTGATGGTGGCGTTGGTGGTGGCGGGCGCGTAGGCCACGCTGGTCGCCGTTACCTGCACCACATAGGCGTTGTCGGTATTGGCGTCGGTGGGGATCTCGAAGTCCTTGGCGGTCATCGACAACACGCCCGAGGTCAGCGTGAACAACGCGGTATCGGCGCCGCCGGTCTTAGTCCACGTCACCGGCTTGTCGGCGGTCAGCGTGAGCGAGAAGGCTGAGTTTTCCGGGATGGTCTGCGAGGTCGAGACCGTAATGACGGGCGGCACCTCGTCGATGTCGTTGACGCCGATGTTGAATGTTCTGTTGAGGACGGAGCCGGCGCCATTGTCGGCGTGGATGGTGACGTTATGGCCGGTGGCGGTCTCGTAGTCGAATACGATGGCGTTCTTCAGCGCCGGCGGCGTGGCGAAGGTAAATGCGCTATCGGGATCGGCGGTTTTGGTGAAGGTGTAGGTGCCGCTGCCGCCGATGACGGAAACGTTGCCGATCGTGGTGCCAATGGCGGTGTTTTCATCCTGGTTGTTGTTGCTGATGATGATGGCCGCGGCCTGCACGCGACCGCCGCCGCGAACGGCAACCTGGAACAGCGATAGTCCGAGGCCGAGCACTCCAATTACCTCGTCAAATAAAGGCGATAACGCCGGTCGCGGTGGTGTTGGTCGTCAGTTTGGTGCAGCGGATCGGCAGGATGGTTCCGGCCGGGACCGAAGTGAACTTGACCGTATTGCCGCCCGCCGTGACGACCTCAACATCGCCAAGACCACCAACGTAGAGCGCACGAACTCCGTAGGTGAATGATGAGCCGGACCCAGAAATCGCAATAGCGTCCCAGCCGGGATCTGAAATCCCGCCGGTCGTGTTAGCAAAACGATCGCCTGTTCCTACTGCCATGGCGGCCTCTTAGGGTTGTTGTGGTGATGGTTCAGCCGGCTCCGGCTCCGGTCGCGCGATATCGAGGCCGGCCTGCGCCGCTAGTTGCTGCTGGCCATCGGGCGGCAGATCGCCATAGGCGACACTGGTGGCCGGCGGCCGGTGCGCCTTGATGATGTCGGCGGAGCGGTCGAGGTGGGCGTTGTGCAGATCGACGGCGTGCTGACGGCGGTCCTGCTCGTCGGCCATGCGCGCCATGTCGAGCTTGAGCATGCGATCGAGATCGTGCTGGCGCTGCTGGAATTGCAGTTTCTGCTGGAACTGCTGTTCGTCCAATTGCAGTTGCTGCTGGCCGCGCTCAGCCTCCTGCTGCAATTGCAGTTGTAGCAATTGCACCTTCGGATCGGGCGGCGGCGGTTGGTTCTGCTTCTGCTGGATTTTCGCCTGCATCGCCTTTTTCAGTTGCGATGGCAAAGGCGTGAGCTCGAGCACGACCTCGGGGAACTCCTGCGCGAAGTTGGGGCCGAGTGATTGCAGCACGCCGAGGGCGTCGGCCTGCATGTTGATGACATCGGGGCCTTCGTCGAGCACGATGTCGACATCGAGCGAGCCGACCGCGTTGACAATGATCGGCTGGCCGTATTCGTTGACCGAGAGCTTGTTGATCTGGAAGAACTGCGGCAGCGAGTCGTCGTCGGTAACGCGGACCCAGCGTTCCGCAGTCCAGTGCTGCTGGATGATATTGAGCAGATCGCGATAGACCCGGATCTTCCAGTTCTTCAGCGCCGAGATGTAGGGGCCGAGCTGCGACATGCCAGCTTGTTGCAACAGCGCAATGGCGCGGCCGGAACTGTCCTGCAGCCCTTGGCCCAGCAGCGCCAAGTTGGGACCGAAATTCTCGATCATCTCACGCGAGGCGTTCATCAGTTCCATGTGGGCGCGCATGTCGGCCATCTGGCGCTGATCGTCGGCGATGTATTGGCCGTTCGGCACCGGGTTCAACTCGATCCAGCCGTCGGCTCTCGCCTCCTCGCGGCGTGCGACCTCGACATCGTCCACCATGCCCTTGGTGGCGCGGATGCGGCGCGAGTTCAGTTGATGCAGCGCCTTCGAGCGCCGCATGTTGTATTCGTCCTGCGGGTCCTTCCACTGCCGATGAAAGCCAAAGCGGTCGCCGTCCTGGTCGATCGAGGCCGAGAACATGCGGTATTTCGGAAACGTCTTGCCGCGCTCGTCGGTATAGGGCGAGCGGCCCTCGTCCATCTTGGTGTTGGCGATATAGACGCACCAGCGCCATTCGCCGTCGCAGATGTACCAATGGTCGACGAGGCGCACGCGCTTCTGGGTCGAATTGGCCCAGATGATCTCGCGATCGCTATCCTGGGTGAGATCCGAGCCCTGCTCGATCAGGCTGTCGATCTCGTCGGCCTTGTCCGGGAAGATCTCCTTGACCTGTTCGGGATCGGCCCATTTGCTGACACCCATGAAGCGAGCGTCGGTGAAGCCTTCGTCGAACGAGCGCGGGTCGTAGAAGAAGGTGTCGGGATAGACGATGTGCATACGCACGTCGGGATCGCCCTGATCGCCGCGCTCGAGGTCGTATTCGATGCCAGCGATGGCGTCGACGGCGCCAAATCTCGCTACGCGCGGATGCTTGCCCTTCCAGTCGTTGCTATCGAGCGCAAAGCGCAGGACCGCGGTGGCGAGATCGGCGCCCTGCTGATGTTGCGGCGTGCGCGGATAGCATTTCGGGTCTTGCCGCAGCCGCTCGGTGATGCCGACGACGGCGTTGTATTTGGGATGGATGATGTTGAAGACGACCGCCGGCTGGCCGCGCTTCTTCAGGATCTGCAGTTCTTCCTTGGTGTACTGATCGCCCGAGTCGTAGCGGCGGGCTTGTTTCTGCTCGTAGATCTCCGACGACTTGGAGCCAAGAAAATCCAAGTATTGGCGGCGTAGTTTTGAGATCGAATAGTAACGGCCGTCGTCCTCGCCGAATGTATCGTCGCCGCCGTATTGCGGTTGCGGCGCACCGGCTGAATTGGTTGGCGAGAATGCGACGACGGCGGCGCCGGCCATCAGGCGGCCTCCGGTTCCGGCGGTGGGTCGCTCTCAGCCAGATCCTTGGTCTTGACGACTTCGGGGCTGAGTTGTCCCGCAAAACGACGCAGGTAGTCGGCGAAGTGCCGATCGGTCGCCGTCATGCCGTCGGCGATGAGCCGCAGGTTGCCGGCGTGCTGGGCGGCCTTGTCGGCGCGGATAGCGACGCCGGGTTGGTCCCAGTTGCGGAATTGGATGGGCGCCAGGTTGAGCGCGGGCGCGTCGGCATCGATCTTCACGGTTCTTTGCCCTCTCCTCTTAGAAGCCACCGAGGGAGCGCAGTTTTTTCATCTCGATGACGAGACTGTCGTGGATACTGACGACGCGAGAAGGGGTGGCACTCAGCAGTCCGGCGATCAGAATGTCCATCCGGGCCGCGACGATAGTGGTGGTGTCGGGAGGAATTATGGGAGGGGTGCCACCCTTCGGCGCGGCGGTTTCCGGCTCGGCAGTTTTGGCGGTTAGGCTTCATGGCCGTCACTTGCGCTTGCCGCGGCCGTGCTTCTCTTCCTCTTCGTCGTCATCGTCGTCCTTGGCCTTGTGGGACGCGGTGGTGGCGCGGGCGGGCGGCGGGGCGGTGGCGCGCAGCTTCTCCAGATCGGTGGTCATTTCGGCCTGGATGGCCTCGATCCCGGAGGGTGTTGCCGTGTGCAAGCGGGCGACGTTGGCCTCGATGCGGGTAACGATGGTGTCGGCGTTGTCGGGGACTTCTTCCTTGGGTTCGGCTGACTTTACGTCCGCGCTCTTCTCTGTCGTCATAGGGGATGCTCCAAAGGGGACGCCGGCCAGGAGGGCTTAATTCGCAACCGGCGCCCAAGTTGTTCCGAGGTAGAGATGGCTTGCAACGCTGGCACGGTCGGCCGCGGGTGGGCTCCGGACAACGCACCCCGCAGACCCCTGGTGTATTGAAAGGGGGGGAAAATACACCGACCCAAACCGCGTGAACGAACTGCGCCCCCTGTTTCGCGCAACTATTTCGGAAGAACTGGCCAGTTCGGTCAAAAATGTGCTTGACTGATCCCACGGCCTAAACGGCGTGGCCGTCCGCAGGGTAACGTACATGCTGCTGAGGCTAGCCTAGGAAGCCAAAAGCGGACCCCGTTACGTCCGGCCGCGTGCCGGAACCTCCGTGGGGGCGGTCCTGAAGCCCTCGCCTGTCCTCACGAAAGTGGGGGCGCAAGCGGGGAGGAGCCGATGGGTCGCCCCACGCACGCCGCCTGCAAAGACTTGCCGGAATGGATAGGGTGACTAAACGTCCGCTATCGTACTAAACTGCGGCCTGGCGCGGCTGAGGCCCACCCGCCCGAACGCCGGCTTAGACCCTCGGCGGGCCGCGTCAGCACACACCTGCACACGCGCTATATATAAGGTGTGGAACAGGACGAGAACGATGGGTAGACAAACACCTAACCCAATCGAACTCTGGGTCGCGCAAATGACGCCGCTGCAACGGCTGCACGCCGAACTCTACACCAAGTGGTCAAACCTCACCCGCAACCTGCCGCCAATGCCAAAGGACCACGCTAAATTCATGCAGGCCTGGAAACTAACAGTGGAAACACAGGAAGAGGTCAGCAACCTCTTGGCCGACCGTCTCGGCCCCTACCCGCCGCTGCCCAAAAAGTGGCAACCGTTCAGTATGTCTTGAACCCCTCGACCTGCCGCTCCAGCCGCCGGTAGCCGATGTTGACCACGTTCTTCGTCGCCTTGGCCTCGCGCCCCGCCACCATCACGTCGAGCAGCTGCCCGCACAAACCGAGCGCGTCGACCTGGTCGTCGTACTTGCCGGCCGGGAACGTCAGCAGCTCCGACCGCAGCGCCGGCCACCACTTCCTCGCCCGCGGCACGTACAGCTTGTCGAGCGCCATCCGGCCCCGGATCGACTGCGCCCGCACGCTCTTATCCCCCCGCGTCGGGAACCCCTCGCGCGCCACATAGGCACTGCGCTCGCGCTGCCGCCGATCCAGGAACGGCCCGACACCGGCCCGAATCTGCCCCTGCTCCTCGGCCCATGCCATCGGCCGCCACTGCTTCACCAGGTCGCAAAACGCCTCCACCCACTCGTCGGCCCCAGCCTGCTTGCGCCAAACATCCAGCAAATACATCCGCCCATTCGGATCGATGCCGACCACCACATGCACGGTGTAGTCGCCGCCGTCCGCCGTCACCGCGTAATCGCTCGCCCCATACACCACCATCCGCTCGCGCTCCGGAATCTCGCTCTCCTCGCACTCGACCAGCCACTCACTCTTGAAATAATCGCCCTCCTCGGGCGCCGGCCGCTGCTGATAAAGCGCGCTCCACATCATCGGCGACGTCTCACGCTGCCGCGCCCTTAAGAACTCGCCGTAATTGTAACCCCCCGGATCGTCCCACAAATACTCGCCCACACTCCGCCCCAGACAATCATTCTCCTCCGCAATCGCCGCGATCGAAATCACCCGCCCGCGGATCTGCCCCTTCTCGATCTGCTCGAGGATCATGCCGCTGATGTCTTCCTGGTGCCATCGCGTGGCGATGCAAATCCTTTTCGCCTCCGGCTTCAACCGCGCCGAGAAGTCGTCCAAATACCAATTCCACCGCCCCTTCCTTACCGTCTCCGAATACGCATCCTCGCGACTACCAAACGGGTCATCAATGATCGCCAGATCGGCCCGGTACCCGCTGATCCCCGTCCCCGCGCCGACCGCGTAATACTCCCCGCCCGACTGCAAACTCCAACGCCCCGCCGCCTTGTTGTCCTCACTCAACGCAATCCCCAGCGTCTTCCACTCAACCGCAATGTCGTTGCGCACCCTTCTCCCCCAACGCTCGGCAAACTCCACACTGTGGGTCGCAAACAATATCCCGTCGCGCGGATGGTTGGCCAAATACCACGGCGGCAACAACACGCTCGCATACGAGCTCTTGGCACTCCCCGGCGGCGCAAATACCAGCAGCACTTGGTCGTCACCGAC